CTCGTTCTTCTTGTCACATACTTGCAATCTAATGTCCTCACCTTTATTAAACAAACATAAATCAGGTACCTGATATACACTTGCTGCTCTTATAAGATCCTGTAATGTATCAGTCTTAAGACTAAACTGAACATCTACATCTGGCATCTGTATACCCTTGTTAGGTACTGATTGTATTACAGAAGGGTCAGAATAGTAGAACGTTCCTCTTGAGTTAGAGGCTTCGTCTGTTGTGATAAGTTTCGAAGTGTTTGAGAAGTCGAAGACTGGACTCTCAAAGAGTGAGAGAGTAGATAGGAAATTACCGAGGTCATAAATGGCAATTTCTTGAGGGAAGTTCTCGCTGACAATAGCAGAAGCAAAGATGTTTTTGTTGACAGATAGTGTCCTGATGCTGTTGCCAGGATCGATAACAATCGACTTGTTGATCGTGGCAAAGTTCTTAAGGAGGTTCTGAGTTTTTTTACTGAGTTTGACAAGGGACATAATGTAGTTAGAGGATCATTTATCATAGTCTACAGCAAATGCTGTAGTACTATTGGAATTAATTTGGTTTGCTTTCTCACGCTTATCATTAAAGTGGAGTAGCAAGATACCGTAGTGAATAATCTTAATGATATCACGACGTGCTGTACCTTTTCTATCATAGCGTGAAGCATACTTAAGGACATTACTCCTACAGAATGCTTCTGCGTCACCTACTGAATCTATGAGGTCAAGAGTCTGTACGTTGCCGACTGAATAATGACCTCTGTAAGTGTTTGCAATGTACTCAGAGATCTCTTTGAGATACTCTTCCTCATTGTACTTTCGGTTCATACTGAATAACCATACTGTTCTTTAAGTATCTTCTTATAGGGTAAACCCAGATCTCTGAGTTCAATAACAAGTTTTAACTTGTTGTGAAGAGCAGTATCGCCACCCAGTTTCAGGGCAGCGACTACTGTTTTCAATTCTCGGTCGTCTAGTGGAAGATCCATTTGAATTAAGTATACGTCAGTTTGGTTGATCGGTCAAGTCATTATCTGAGATATTAAATTCAGCATCGATCTTGTCATATAATTCCAAGAATGCTTGCTTAGTCTCATCATCAAATCTGTTGATGCTGAACTGGATAGCATCTTCTTTAGAACCGAAGATCTCAAATGCCTTAACGATGTGAACCAACCTACGAGTGGAGATCACCTCATCAATTCCTCCATCAGCGAAGGTCTTACGGATGATCTGTGCCCAGTCAGCAAGACGTGCACAGAAGTCTGAATCAGCACATTGCTTGTTCAGGATTTTAACTTCTATCGCTGGTGATGGATACTCTTGCTCAAGAGTAATAGCGAATCTCTCAAGGAACGCTTCGTTGAGCACGTTAGTCCCGATGAATCTACCATCGTCAGAACCCTTACCCTTAGTATTCGCTGTCGCAATAACATTGAACCCATCAGCAGGTCTTACGTACTTGCCGATTTTCTTTAGGAAGACTCCTTTACCTTCAAGGATTGACTGTAAGCATAGAATCTTATTAGATGCTAGATCAATCTCGTCTAGAAGGAGGATAGCTCCCCTTTCCAGTGCTTCGATAACTGGTCCATTATGCCATACAGTGCTACCATTATTAAGACGGAACCCACCAATAAGGTCATCTTCGTCTGTTTCAACAGTAATGTTAACTCTAATCAACTCTCTATTTAGACTTGACGCTGCTTGCTCCACACCAAATGTTTTACCGTTACCAGATAGACCAGTGATGAAAGTAGGATAGAACTTCTTACTCTTGATAATCTTCTTAACAGAGTTAAAGTTTCCGAATGGAACATATAGTTCATCCTTAGAAGGTACTAGAGATGCCTTTGGATCTGACTTAACGATTTGCTTTTCAAAAACCTCACGTGCTTCTTCTATGGTTAGGTTCCACTTACCTATGGACTTCTTGTACTGCTTAAGTCTCTTTTTGATTGTTGCGTATGAGCACTTGAACTCGTCTGCTGCTTTCAATAATTCTTGTGTAGAAACTTCAGTCCCGAAGTTGTTTGTAAGGTACTCAACAACTCCTTCAGTTGTTACAGGGATTTCAGTTTGGAATGCCATAATGTGTTGTCCGTATTTGTTTTGTATGTACTAAGTATAGTGTAAAAAAGGGGTCTTGCGACCCCTTAGTAGACACTTATCCAACTGTCTCAGCGAATGATGCGAGCATCTTTTTATTGGATGCTTTGTTCTTGAACATCTTCTTGAACGCTGCACCAACTTGTGCCTTTGTTGCATCTTCCTTAAGATCATCTAGTGGATTGTCATCTACTAATGCAGTTGTTGGCATAACAAATAACTTGTCATAAGGTGACTCAGTTACTTCATAGAACTTCTGCTTTCTGAATCTCTTGATCGCTTCCTCGCTGAACTCATTAATGAATCCCATATACTGAATCATTCTGAAGTATCCACTAGTGTCACGTGGTGTGATTAGACGGAACCCTAGCATTTGTACTTGTCTGAATGAATCCTTAAGGTTCTGGATGAATACATTTGTCTGCTCTAGAGGGTTATCCTTACGAGCATATACTCTTCCAGTCTTACGATCTCTTAACTGGCAACGTCCGTTGAATGAGTTACGGAATAGGTTATCACCCATTACTGCTGATCTCTTGCAGTTGTAAGAAGGTTGTGCTGCTTCACCGTCAGTTAGGATTGATAGAGATATTTTCTCTGCACCAGTTTGCTTGATGAACTGTGGAAGTACTGAGTGCATTGCTGCAATTGCTTCCATCAATGGTGTACCTGATAGACCTAAGATTGCAGGACATCCCATAGAGTATACACGAGACCAAGTTTTTGGTTGAGTGCTGTTAACACCAGCATTTCTCCAGAGTGCTAAAGCAGATCTATCTCTCTCTTTCTTGTTTCCTTCTGAAGTAAGCATTTCAAGTAGACCGAATCCTTGATTGAAAGAGATCTTACCCAACTTCTCTTCGAACTTATCTACTGTTCTATCATAGTAGTTGGCAGAATAGATGCTATTGCTGAATGCATATACTCTATAAGGGATACCAACTTTCTGGCAGAACCAAGTTAGTTGAAGAACTTGCTTTACTGTATCAAATAAGCAATTTGCCATTGAACCAGACCAGTCTAGTAAGAAGACCATAGCGTGATTCTTTCCTTCAGGTAAGTTAGTTACCTTCTTAAAGAGATCCTCATTGTACTTGTAAGTGTGTAATCTAGCAGTATCAAGAACACCTGTACGACTTGTAGTAGCACGAGCATAACTAGATGCTGCTTTGCGACACTCAAACTCTTTAACAAGATAGTTAACTTCTTTCTGTGATGACTTAAAGAACTCTCTATAGTCTGACTCACTCTTCTCAAGGTCTGCTTTCTCAACATTGTATCTCCAGAGTTGACTGTCATCACCATCGATAGGCATCTCAACCTTATATCTCTCTTCAGACATCTGAAGTATTTCCTTCCAAGAGATGATTAACTTATCAGGATCAACTTTATCAATCTCAACATACTCAGTCTCGAATCCACCGTGCTTGACATACTCTTTAACTTTGTCTGTAAAGATCTTATCTGTCTGTGCTTCTAATGGATTACCACCTTCTACACCACCTTCAGTTGTAGTAGGTATCTCTGCATCCTGAGTTACATCACCACCCTCTGCTTCAGTATCATCACCATCATCACCTGATTGACCATCAGTATCTGCATCTATTGGTGATTCCTGTGAGAAAGGATCTTGTGAATCATCACCTAGATCTGGATTTGTACCACCCATCTGAGGCATTTCGAATGCTGAATCTGCTTCCTCTTCTGCTTCTTCCTTCTGCTTCTTCTCATACTCTTCCTTCATAAAGTCGAAGATCTGTTTAGAAACGTTCTCTACATCCTCGAATGTTTCACACTGTCCTACTGCATCTACAAATACTTGCTCTTCGTCTGTGAATGCGATGTACTGGAAGTTACCGATCTTGTACTGTAGGTTGATCTTATCAATTAAAGAGAACGTATCAACGTTTTCTTTTGATTCAAAGAAATCTTGCTCACTTAACTCCTTATAACCTGCGAAGAATGTCTTAGGAAGACCTTGGTATCTACGCTTCATTAACTTCTCGATACGAGCATCTTCTACTACATTCAAGAATGACTGAGGAACTTTACCATACTCCCACTCTCTTGGAGTGTATAGAGCGTGTCCTACTTCGTGACTGACGAGCATATCATATACTGCTTCAGTTGCCTGATCCCAGATTGGAAGAGTTAGTACACGTCTCTCCACGTCAAACTGAGCAGTCTCACAATTTCTGTGCTCGATGATTAGATCCTCTGTTGCTAGTAGTTTAGCAAGGGTTCCTTTGACTTCTCTGTTGACTGTCATTTAATTCCTTCGTTTGTATACACATATTATAAGACCCCCGATGGCGGTCGGAGGTCTTTAGTAGACACTTTATCAACTGGTTGCGTCTGTCTCTTGCACTCTTAAGTGCACGTGGTTTTAATTTACGTTTGGGTGGCTTCCCAGAATTGTGTTGCCAGTTTGGAGTTGTCATTTTGCATTGAAGGCTATGGATACTCTAGGAGTATCTATACGATTTTTCTCAGTTTTATGCTCTAACCAAGATGGGAATAAGACGAGAGTCCTTGGTGTAGCAGGGAAGTGGCGACCTTCCTCTGTACCCCATAGGCACATCTTAGAATGAGGATTCGGATTGATGAATACAATCCCTCCCATCTCAGGAACACAGTCCTTATGATAGTATACACCAGATACATTGAAACCAGCGTGGGTGTGTGCAATTTGGAAACTGTCCTTAGGTCCCCTATTCAGCCAAGAGTTCGCTATCGTACAGGTAGGATCTATATGTGCCAATGACTTTTCACAAAATGCTCTCAAGTGGGGTAAGTTATATTTTTGAAACAACTGGAGATCGTTTATTCCAGTATGAGACCCATAGAGGATCTCTTCCTTGGCACCTACACTCAGGTGAGATAGGATGTCTGGATCATCAGGAATTCCATCGATCTCCTCGTCTATTCTCTCGTCACTATGATTAAACACATATAGATGTGTGGGGAAAATTTCCATATCGAATTGAATTAACCTTGCCAAATTAAATCAGGCATTTGCTGTGCACCTGGTCTGTTAACAATCAATAGGATGAAGTATCCAACAAACCATATGATGTTGAACAACCAAGCTTGTCTCCAGAAATACTTTCTGACTGACATAGACCTAAGAATCTCAGGTGCTTTATCTTGTGCTCTGAATATCTGCTCAATTATAAATGCAATGATTGTTGCTATCACTAGAGGATAGAATACAAAATTTGCAAAAGACATTATACCAATTAGGAATGTCATCTGGGTCTCGGTAAGTTAGGGAATCTTTGTAGTCTAACACGGTCAGGAATACTCATCATAAAGGAAACCGACCATCTCTCGTCTTCCTCTTCATTCATACGAACCTCGTGATCTTGGTAACCTGGCCAGAAGTATAGGTCACCTTCACGTGGTATCTGACAATGTGTTGTTGGCCAATAAGGTCTTATTCTCCAAGTAGTTTCTACTGCGTGTGCAGGATGATAGAGATAAAGATCGCCAGTATTGCCAGGTGGCACCTGTAAATAATAGGTTCCTGCAACATCACACTCTGCGTGGTTGTGACGCATCTGGAACCCACCTTTAGGATTGATGTTAACCCAACAGTGGGTAACCTTAAGTTCTGGATCAAATAGTTCTTGTTTTGATAACAGTAACTCACCAAACTCAGGATACTCTTTATGTATCTGATCATTAGTATGGATGGTGCTATAACCAGTACCATAAAATTTATTCTCTTCAGTACAAAACTCATCACGACGTGCTAATAATTCTTTTCTGAATTGACAGTGATTCTCATATTCATTATTGCTTGTATAAAATGGGATGTCAAACATCTTCAAATACCTTTGAGAACTCATTAACCTTTTCAAACTTGATAGTTCTATCAAACTTGTCTAGAAGTACATCACCCTTATGGGAGATGATAAACATATTAGTATCAGTATATAACTCTTTAAGAATCTTAAGTAATTCTTCTGTTGCTGTATTATCTAGTGAACTATCAAATACTTCATCAAGTATTAATAGATTTGTAATGATAGAGTTCTTTAATTTAGCAACGTGTCTCCAAGTAAAGAGAAGTGATAAGTCAATCTTCTGCTTCTCACCTTCAGAGAAGGATGAGTAAGAGAACTTATCACGATAACGTGACTTAATA